TACCCTAACACAAACTCTCAATGAGTCCTTTATAGATACCGATAGGGGTCAGATGCGTGTCTGACCCCCTCGGCATTTCCCAATGGAGGTAGGGAAGCCTATGCCTTTTTCTTGCGTGATTTCTTTGCGAGTTTGTCTAGCTCTAGATCGACTACATCAGCGATGCGCCCGAATACAGGATCAGTCTTGTCAATGCCGCGAATAGCAGGGCCAACGATGGCTGCTGCGGTTGCGAAACCGAGAGCCTTGATATCAGTCACTCCTGCTGCATAGAGACTGACCGCAGTTAGAACGAAGTGCCGTAGTGCTGATTTGAGTGCTTGTAAGTGTTGCGGTTTCATATTTCTCCTAGTTAGGTCGAGCTACAGCCATGACTAGAGAATAGGCGCGCTTCTTTCGATATACGCCATCCCCATTTGACTGTGAGCCTCTTTTGTCTGCGGCTGTATTGCCCTCGATACACCACAGGTACTTCTTTCCATCATTTTTGACCACGATACCGACATGATCGGGCTGTGCATCGTCATCAAACTGGAAGAACGCGATATCTCCTGGCTGTGCCTGTCCGATAGGGATGAGTCTGTCCTTCTTAGAAAACCACTTGAGCCCTGCATCGCATGATGCAAACCCCTTCTTACCTGATGCTGCTACTGATGCAGACTGTCCTACCTGTGTGAAACACCAGGATACGAACATCGCACACCAAGGATTGTTGTTGAGCCCATACCACTTGCCATACTTTGTGTCGTTGATACCTGACTCTTGATATCCGAGCTCTCCTCTAGCTACCTCTACTACGCTCATCTGTGCCTTCTTTCTATTTCTTTTTCATGAGCAGGGTGTATATCTGATCTACTCTACTCTCTAGTTTGTCTATCTTTTTCTCTATTTCTCCGACCCTATCCTTCATAGACGAGCCCCCATTCGGCTTGAGCTCAGATAGATAGTGTTTCACTAGAAACCTCACAGCGACTGCGAGTGACCCTAGTATGGATATGAAGGCGAGGATGAAGCCTATGGACTCGTTGGGTGTCATGTGTCAGATGATAACAGTTAGGCGAGGAGTGCTACGCCTGTGATGTTGATGACTGAGGTGGCATCTAGCGTGGCTGGCTTGTTATGTGTGACAGTATCTGATCCGCCGTTGCTAGTCGGATGCCACAGATACATCTGGCTCGCGCTCGCTCCTAGTGTGGCGAATATGCTGTAGGTCGTACCGCCATCCACGAGATATCCGCTAGCAGCGAGATCGTGCGCTCGTGTAGGGATACCGGCAGGGATAGTGATGTATATCTGACCTGTGCCGAAGTTGGTGACATTGGTGAAATCTATGATGGCGTTGGCTGTAATCATTTTACCGATGCGCTGTACCTCGATAGTCACAGGGTTGCCTGTATAGACCATGTTGTTGTTCACAGTCTGCATAGTCGTAGGTAGTACAGAGATGGTCGTGCTCAGGTTGTTGTCAGCTATCTCTATGAAGGCTGTGCCATTCCAGTACTTGAGCAGGTCAGCATCGGTGTCGTAGTACATATCACCCACGCGAGGGTTCGTAGGGGTACTCGTATCAAAGTCCACATTCGGAGCTGTAAGTCTCTGCGCTGTCTCTAGTTTGCGCAGTCTCTGATCTAGGTCGGACATAATCATGCGCAGATCGAAGGGCTGATTGATATATGCCATGTGTCCTCAGTTCGTAGTCGTAGTCAGGGTCAGGGTCACGCGCTCTGGCCCATCCTCGCCTGGCTGTACCGAGAGTCCGACTATGCGGTAGATAGCATCTAGTGTCCCAGGGAATCGCTCATCCTGGATGACGAGTCGAGCATCATCGCCGATGGCATAGTCACCTAGCTCAGGTGTGGCATATGCCGGTACGACTACCTTGATGGTCGTAGGCGGATATGCGACTGCGAGTACCTGACCGGTAGCGAGCTCCTGTAGGTAGGTCGCATCGGTGACATCTGAGTAGTTGGCCTGTTCCTCTAGCAACGGCCACCCATCTGCCAGGAGGACTGCATCCTGCGCAGTCTCTATCAGCTTGCCCTCGTTCGATCCTGCACCAAGCGCATAGACAGTATTGGCTGCTATAGCTCCATCCTCAGGATACTCATACTCCACGATGTTCCCTGCAGGGAACTCAAAGACGAGAGCCTCAGGGTCAGTCGGATCATAGACAGTACCTGTACGCGGATAGCCGAGTATCAGAGTCTTGAGTGGCTCATTTGTGATGGGGTCATAGGACACCTGGATGTTGAAATCAAAGCCATCCTCACCCCTAGATAGGTCTTGGATAGCGTTATAGACACCCTTGAGCTCGTAGTCGTAGTAGGTGCGAGAGAGCAGTACGCCTGATGTTTCTGATCCTACGATGACTCCGATATCGCCCTCCGGTGGAGTCTGCGCGGTATTCATAATGGTGCGAGCTATGAGTAGCTGGTCTATGTTGGTGAAATCTATAGTGGTGGTGATGCGCCTACGCTCGAAGTAGGACTCAAACTCTCTAGCCACTAGGTTGAGAGTCTGATCCGCGCTGTTATATGTGCGCCCCCAGATGACTCCGCCCCATATCAGGATGCCGTTTCGATCTACATAGAGACCGGTGCGACCAGGGATAGTCGAGGCATTGACATTGAAGTCTGCAGTAGCCATACCTGAGAGTAGGAGATGACCCTGTAGTGCTCCAGCCTGATTGAGCTGTTGGGTGAACGAGACTCCTGTGAGAGGTAGCTCCGCGAGGATGTCATTCGTCAGTAAATCGGCAAACAGATACCGATAGGTAGTAGTCATTGGCTTTCCTTATTTATATTCTTTTTTAATCCAAAAAAATGTTTTGTAACTGTCAAAAAATCTAGTTCTTAATTTAGCCGTAATTTTATTTACAGAAGTTATATCTTTTTGTTTTCCTGCGACTCCTGACCATTTCTCTCTTTTGAAAGGAATGACTTGCGCCATAGGTGTACCAACAGGAATTAAACCTTCAAAGTCAGGATCTTTAATTACAAATGGAAAATTAACTGCTGCGCTATAAGTATCGGTATCTACTACCCCTTCTAGTATAGTAAATATCGACTCTCTGTGAAATGGCTGAACAAATAAAGACGAATAACCTTTAGGGGTTTTAATAGCCCAAGGATTTATAAATTTAGGATAAGCATAGGGTTTTTTATTCGGGTGCATAGGTGCTTGCTCTATTGGGTGGAACTCTATTAAAGAATAATTTGACCACTCAAAATATTGCGTTTTTATTCCTTCTATTTCTTTGATGGAGACCCAAATATCTGCCGGAGTAGTAATTATGTATCCAGCCGTAAGAGCGTCAAAAACAGGCATACACTTTTTTATTGTCGCATCAGTTTTGCCAGCACCTACGGGTCTTTTTTCTTTGTTTATGTAAGAGTCCATTTGTTTATACCAATCCGGTATAAACTTAGAAGCCGGTTGCGGCAACTCTAAATTAGATTGAGTAGTATCAATAAATATTATTTTATTGTTCAACCCAATTTTTAATTTCTTCATCCCAAACATAATATCCTTCCGTAGGCATAGGCACAGGTGCTTGCCAACGCCATACTATCTCATCAAAAAGCCAACTAGGAAATGGCTTCACAGGAATAAACACATCTTTTGTAGGATCGTAAAAAAACCCAGTTCCAGCGTAACATTTTCTAATACGCGAATTGTAAGAAGTTTGTATCCAGCGACCACCGAAATGAGCTACTAAAAAATCTATACCTTTTTGCGGTTGCTCTACGCCGTTTTCATCTAACAGTTCGTTGTTATTAACAACAAGGACTCTTTTAACAATAGAATGTTCATCTAACTCTGCAAAATGAGCCATTATGGGGCCACGCTTCCTGATCCTGTCCAAGCATAATAATAATATCCGCCTGAATTAACTGTGTTTGGAGAACCTGTCGTAGTTAAAGTGCTTGTTGAACGAACGATACATAGTCCAGAACCACCACCTCGCCCGTCACAACCGCCACCGCCACCGCTTCCGGTGCTTGCAACTCCTGCGTTTCCACCAGCGTTGCTGTTGCGGTTAGAGGCGTTTCCGCCACCGCCAGCACCGCCATTTCCCGGTCCGCTAGCAAGTCCTGGGTCACGACTTCCGCCACCGCCACCGCCAATAACTCCATTAGCCGTAACCGCACTTTGGAAATCGCCACTTAAAGTATTTTTAATAGCGTTAATCCAAGCTGCGTAAGTGGTAAATCCGTCACCGCCGTTTCCAGAGTTTGGACCACCAGCATTGCCAGCCGCACCTAAGCCACCGCCACCAGCAGATGCGTAGTTGGCAACATTGTAAGCACCACCCGGATTGCCGTAGCGCAAAGTACCGCCTGTGCCTTGATTGGCCGTTCCGCCGTCACCAATAGAAGGTCCTGCTCTACCTGAAGCAGAACCACCATTAACAGGTGCGCTACCTTCGCCGCCGCCAACTCCGCCGCCGTCCGCAATTATCGTGTTACCAAAATTGGAAGCCGTGCCCGAATTGTTAGCACCGCCACCCCCACCAACCGCTAAGTTGATTGTAGAAGATATATTCAAACTATGATAAACCGCACCGCCTGAGCCGCCGCCAGCCGCGTTACCGCCCTGACCGCCACCACCGCCGCCAATAATTAACACTTCTATGGCTTTAGCGGCTAATTTAGAAGAAGCAATAGTTCCAAGAATAGGCATTAGGCAATATCTCCTACTACATACCACAGATCGGTACTTGCCTTGATACAAGTAGCTGATGAAAACTGTGCTCGAAGTTTAGGTGCGGCTGATGTAGCTCCAGTACTAGATACTGTAGTAGTACCTGATGTCACAGCATTTATAGTGACCTGACCTGCGCCGATTTGGATGATGTTGATCTGTGTGCCGATTGGATATGCCACAGATGCGTTTGTAGGGATCGAGTATGTCTGTGCCGATGCATTTGATGCTGTCACGAGTTTGCCGTTATCAGCGAGCACAAATGTATAGGTAGTACCTGTCTGCGCGTTTAGCGAGAGGTTGATGAGAGGTGCGTTGAGCGTTGGGCTCGTCAGCGTTTTGTTTGTGAGAGTCTGCGCTGTAGTCAGATCGACTGTAGTAGCTGTGTCGATTGCGATAGTGCCTGAGCCTGTGATAGTGCCACCGGATAGACCTGTGCCAGCCGTGATAGATGTGACTGTGCCTGATGCTTTATATCCGAGCGAGTTCCATGCTGTTGATCCATCGCCAATCTTGAACTTGCCTGTGTCTGACTCATATCCAAACTCACCTGCGGCTAGTGTCGGATTAGCCGATGTCCATTGAGCAGCCGTACCTCTGCGTATCTGTATCTGTGTGACGACTGCCATTAGGGAGTACCTCCATTGACGACTTGAGTAGCGGTGGTGTCTGGAAACCCTCCGTTATATGGAGCTATGCTATCAAAAGAGCCACCATCCATATCGGTGAGTGTTGTAGCTGTTGATACTGCAGCCCATTGAGAGCCATCCCATACCATCAGACCTGTAGATGTATTGAAGTAGAGATCACCTGTACGAAGGGTAGGCGTTGATATTGCTGTCGCGCTTGCAGGGACATTTGTAGGTGTGAGTGCTAGACGACTCATGAAATATCACCCATGATGAGCCAGTTATCTGTAGATGTCTGTACTGCAGTCAGAGTGCTGTATTGAGCTCGTGCTTTTGGAGATGCGGCTGTAGCACCTGTAGATACCACAGTCACGCCTGAGCCACCGGATACTGTCACCTGTCCAGCACCGAGCTGTGCCATGTTGATCTGTGCTCCGACAGGGTATGCCACAGAGCTGTTCGGTGGGATGGTCACAGCGATAGCAGCAGCGTTGGTCAGAGTGGTCAGTTTTCCGTTATCGGCTAGGACTGTTGTATAGGTCGTACCTGTCTGAGCGTTGATGCCTAGATTTATGAGTGGGGATGTCAATGTTTTATTGGTCAGAGTCTCAGTACCGGTGAGGGTAGCTACTCCTGTCAGGGTGTTGCTCGCCGCACTAATCGTTTTATTGGTCAGAGTCTGCGCTGTGCTGAGATCGACTGTCACAGCCGTATCTATAGATAGCGTGACTGATCCAGAAGAGCCACCTCCACTCAAGCCTGTACCGGCTACGACTGCGCTGATATCTCCTGACTCAGGGATATTGGTAGTCACGAGCACACGAGTATCTGTGATGTTGGCTGTGGTGAGCGCGGTAGCACCTGCAGCCACAGCGACAGTCGCTAGTGAGATGCTGTTAGCAGGAGTCGCAGGAGCTACAGGGCTACCTGCAGGAGTACCTGCTACTACCTGTAGTACCACATTGTTGAGAGAGCCTGTGTAGTACGCATCGTTCACAGTCATGCATACTCGATCTATACGAGGGTTCGTAGGATCAGCCGTAGTCACACCGAGCACTACTGTGTCATCGTTGTATCCGACATATGTACCCATGTTCGTCTGTGTCGTACCAACAATGGCTGCCCATCCCGATGCCACGCGTACTGACATACCGGCAGGGCTGTTCTGAGTGACAGCTAGCGAGGTGTCTTTGATGATACCTGTCGTAGCCCATAGAGCCTGAGTCGTAAGACGGTCATTCTCTGCAGGATGTGATCCGTTTTGTAGCCACGATGGGGGTGTTCTAAGTGTCATCTATGCTCCTAGATATACGCTGACTGCCAGGTCACGATTGCCCCTGTCACACCCACTACTGTACTACCTGCGTTGCCTGTCAGGTAGAAAGAGTTATTGCCTGGCTGTGCAGAGAACCACTCGCCAGAGGTCAGTAGGTTGCGAGCAGGATTGCCGTTCAAAGTGATGAGTTTGTTATACAGGTCAATGACAAGAAAATCTGTGTTAGTAAGAGAGCAGGTGAAATTGAGCTCTTTGCCCTCTGTGTCATTTCCGAGTATGGGATTGATTATCGGCCCATTGAGTGTGATGGTCGGATATGTATCAGTCCATCCGTTGTTGGTGATAGTGGTGACGATTTCTACGCTACCACCACCATATAGGAGGTTATACACGCGGTCATAGGTACGACCTCCAGGAGGTGTATAGGCGAGAGTAGCTGTCTGGATATTGCTGTCGTAGTAGCGAGGATCAGGGCAGAAGAAGTTCACCTGTCCCACGATGTATCCATAGGTGTAGTTAGGATCAAGAGTGACCTGCATACCTCTCACGCGAGCGTTGATGACCTGCTCATCCTCAGCGTTTGAGAGTAGGAAGTAGAGAGGTGTAGTACCTGATGTCTGAGGTAGTAGTGCTCTCTGTAATGTATTGAAGTTTGCCTGAGCTGAGCCGTTAGGTGAGCCTGTGACCTGGAAGGTGATGCTGATATTGCGCCCTGCTAAGAAGTCGCGACCTGTGAACATGCCATCGGCATATCCTCGGTTGTCATCCTGATTGCGGATACCAGGCAGACCCTCTAGACCATCTACAGCTAGTACCTGATATGGCGAGCCCTCTCCTCCAAAGACCTGATTATTGAAAGAGAACGAGTAGTTGGCTATGACTTGTGGCATTAGATGTATCCCTGGCTCTGTCGTCTATTAGCAATGATTTGTGCGGAGCTCAACGCGTTTGTTGTACGAGATGCGATAGAGGCAGCACCGATAGCACCACTCTCCCTAGAGGCAAGAGCCGTAGGTGAGGTAGGTACGATGACATTGCCAAATCTGATAGCTGATACTGTCGCTGTGCTCACGAGCTGAGTATCTACTGCGGTGGCGGTAAAGGTCTGGCTGATATTTGTAGTTGTACCGCCCTTCGATCCTGTACTACCACTCTGACCAGGTGGTGTGCCTGTGTATGGCATAGGTGTATAGACCGGTGCGCTCGCCATAGCAGCCATAGCAGCCTGAGCAGCCCTTAGAGCAGCCATAGCAGCAGCGACCTCAGCTAGTTTGGCTTTGAGGTCGTCTAGTTTCTTCTGTGTGTTTTTGTTGATCTCATCTATCGCCTTCTCATAGGACTTCTGAGCATCCTCTAGGGCTTTCTGTAGGGTCTTTTGTGCCTCAGCTAGACCCTCATTGAGTCGCTTCTGTGCCTCAGCACGAGATTTGGCGAGTGTTTTCTCAGCCTCTGCGAGCGCAGCCTCAAGTGTGGCTTTAGCCTCAGCGATGGACTCGTTCATCTGAGTCATAGCCTCAGTCATACGAGCATCACGCTCTGCCTTAGCCTCAGTCATAGCAGATGCGTATGCAGCCTGAGCCTCAGATAGACCCTCCTGCATCTGTCGATCTACCTCAGTCAGAGAAACTCTGAGATCAGTAGCGACTTGGGTATATGCCTCCATGAGCTCCGATGTAGCTAACTTGCCACCCTCGTTCATGGTCTTGGCGAGCGCATCTAGCCCCGTCTCAGAGACAGTCTCGACCTGTCCATATAGGAGTTGTAGTTCTTTGGTCGCATCCGGTGATGCAGCCTTGAGTGCCTCAGCGATTTTGTTGCCAGCCTCAGGGCCGTTCTTGACTACCTGCTCGATGAAGGTCTGGCTATAGCCCATACCTGCGAGCACAGCAGCGTTAGCCTGTAGCTCTTTCGCTGCCGCTAGTTTTGATTTCAGGTCAGTTAGTAGGGCATCGGCAGACTTGCCACCTGCCATAGCCTCGCCGAGATTGAAACCTGTCTTGGATGCGAACGCGGAGCGTAGTCGATCCATAGACTGTTGGATAATCCCTGCCTGTTTCTCCGCAGCCTTCTGTGTCAGCTCGGCGCGCTTGCTGTTAGCAGACTCTTGGATATCACGCAGTTTGTTCTGTAGGGCTTTCTCTAGGTCAGCCACCTTGTCGTTGTACTGTTTTGCTATCTGTATCTGTTGTGCGGCAAAACGCTTGCGCGCCTCAGTCTCAGCCTTGCGATAGTTATCCTGAGCATCAGCTCTCTGCTCTGCAGCGCGCTCCTCAGCATCAGCTATGGACTCTGCATATCGCTTGTTGAGATCAGCTACAGTTTCGTTATATCTTTCATGAGCCTCAGCCATGCGCTCATTGCGAGTCTCAAGTGCCTCCTGAGCCTTCTCCTGAGCATCAGAGATGACCTCGCTCATATCTTTGTAGATATCCTGGACATCTTTCTGATAGTCCTTGAGCTTATCTAGGCGTTTCTGCTCCTCTTTTGCAGCCTTTTCTAGAGTCTTTGCATCTACAGTCGCTGTAGTAGTGGTCTTGCCACCCTTCTTAGTAGTCGCTACATCTGTCTCAGCTTTGGCTTTAGCCTTACCCACATTGTCTAGAGTCTTGATGAGGTCGTTTGCTTTCGCTGCCGCCTTATCTGCAAAGTCGCTCACACCATCTAGACCCTTGTTCAGTAGATCGAGTCCGGTCTTTGCATACTTGCCTACGCCTGGAAGTTTGGATAGAGCTGTGAGTACGAGTTTGAGTGGGGTCATGAGGAACTTGAGTACAGCCTCGCCCACCTTACCTACCATCGGGATGATAGATGCGAAGGCAGTCAGACCAGCCTTGCCTACTGTGATGATGATGTTGCGGAATGTTTCGCTGTTCTTCCATAGTTTGACGAGACCTGCTGCGAGCAGACCTACTGCGATGACTATCAGACCGATAGGGTTCATCTTCTGCGCTAGATTCAGTAGTTTCTGAGCTATCTCTGCGCGCTTCACAGCGATGGTGTAGATACCCCATGCTACTGATCCGATACCGACTGCTATGGCAAACGCTTTGATCTCATCCTGATTGTTTTTGAAGAAGTTGCCTAGTTTGGTCAGCAACGGGATAGCAATCTTGAGTACACCTAGTAGCCCCTGGAATGCTGGCAGTAGAGCATCTCCGAGCGCGACCTTCGCATCCTCCATCTTTGCCTGTAGCGTTTTCATGGTGTTCGCTGTACCATCGGCAGTACGCGCATAGTCACCCTGAGCTAGAGATGTGTCTTTCATGATGAGCGCATATGCAGCCTGAGCCTTAGCCGCAGGAGTGAGTGCCTCTGATGTGGACTTGATGAGTCCGAGAGATAGTGCCTCAGTCTTGAGTCGAGCCTCGTTCATCGCCACACCGAACTTCTTGAGTGGCTCTGTCTCACCGGATAGACCTGATCTCAAAGCGAGGATTGCATCATCTATCGAGGTGTTGTTGAAGGATGCCATGTCACCTGCGAGCTGTACGAGAGACATAGACATATCCTGTGCCTGTCCCTGTCCTAGCCCGAATGCCTGGAACAAGTTGCCGTATGTACCTGCAGCCTCTAGAGCAGCCTGATTACTGATACCCATGCTGTCTGCTGCGGTCTTGCCCCATGCCTCTACTGCTGCTGCACCTTCTCCAAAGACCACGCGCACCTTTGATAGTGACTCTGCCATGTTTGAGGCAGCCATAACTGTGTCTTTGGCAAATGCGACTATCTGCGTACCTGCAAAGGCAACACCGATAGTACCTGCTATGTTTTTGAGTTTGCTAGAGAAGTTGCTCATGCCGGTACTAGCGACTTTCACATTGTCATCTACACCTTTGATGGCTGCCTGTGCCTGAGCTAGACCCTGTTTGAGGCTAGTGACATCAGCCTGTATCTGTACGAGAATCGGAGGTATTGCTGTCATATCAACCCCTGATCCGCGATGCAAACGCGCTAGTAAATACTCGGTTCAAAGTGCCGTTGGCTGAGAGGTTTCTCGCTGCTGGCCCTAGATAAGGATATTTTACCCCTGGCTTCCATCTTGGATGTCCTAGTTCCACAGCTCGTGCATAGACCATCGTGGCAGATACGACTACTGAGTAGCTATCTCCAAATCCTTTGATAGGCATAGATGTAGTGATACTTCTGCGCAGATTGCCTGTGCGCACATTCGGCCCTGGTCTGCCTGATGCGTTTTGTTTTGCCTGTCGCTCCACAGCTAGACCTGTGATCTGTATAGCCTGGGCAACAGCCATATCTATCTGTTGTGCTTTTGTTTGTACACCTGATATCACCTGAGACAGGTTGGGTATCGTCACTCGTATGGTCACGATCTCTCCATCCTCTCCGCCTTCACCTCATCTACTACTGTGGCTATAGCCCAGAGCCAATCCGCCGTATTAGCCGGTAGATCATCTACCTGGTCAGGTGTCCATCCAAACCTGTCGGCTGCGATGTAGTACACCCACTCCTCATCGGGATAGTCGAACGCCTCGTGGCGTTGTCCACCCTCAATCAGCCATTTGAGCCGTTCGAGTCGGCGGTAGTCGCTTTTGGGTCTTTCTCTGTCTCATCAGTCTTTGCGAGAGATGGGAACAGTACTTCTTGTGCCTCTTTGGTCAGCTCTACGAGTGCATCGTAGTCAGCCATATCTAACTCATCTAGTGTCTCTAGTTTGATAGATGGGATGATGAGATCGAACGACCAGTCCTCGACCAACATAGCGATGAGTGAGTCTGATAGTGCCATCGCCTTTGATAAATCTCCGCCATCTACCTCTGATGCTCTGAGTACACGCTTACGATCTTTGACCTTGAGAGTCTTTGGGTCTTTGAGAGTAGCTGTAGCACCCGATGGTAGTTTGATTTGTTTTGACATTGTGCCTCCTTAGTAAATATGCCTCCGCGCATCATAACTCAAAAGGAACAGGGGCGTGGAATAGCGGGGAAGGCGATCCGCTATCAACCAACGCCCCTGTTCTGGAACTACTAGGCGTATGTGCCTGATGCTTTGGCGTTCTGTAGCACCCACTTGATAGGAGCGAAACCACCTGTTGTTCCTGCATCGGTGGTGTTGCCCTGTCCGTTGAGATCGACTGTGACTTGAACGAAGTCCTCGCCACGCTCGATGACTGCTGCGGTGTATGCGCCCTTCGTGATGGTCGCTTGGATTTGTACCGCAGATGCACCTGAGCCATATGCCCAGTTGAGCACGATAATCGGCTGTGTGTTGCTGAGATAGCGTGTGAGCTCTGTGTCGTTCTCCATGATGAAGGTGATCTTGCCTGTGACCTCAATAGGGCCGAGGAACACCGAGAATGGATTCTGTGTGCTGCTGATGCCATAGATAGGAGTGACATTGCGCTTCATGTCAATGTTTCCAGTCATAGCGTTGCTGACCGAGCTACCGCCGATAGATACAGTACCGCGCCATACCGGTGTAGGTAGGATGGTAGAGAAGGTCGGTGAGGTAGATGTTTCTACGCTAGATGCAAATCCTGTTGTTTTTGCATCGTACTCCAACATTCCATCTGCGTTGAAGCGGAGGGAGAAGTCTGAGAACTGGCATCCTGGATATGAGCGATTGCTCGCTGCATAGAAATCTGTAAGAGTGTAGCTGATTGGCTGGTCATCTGCTGCTGCTGTAAGGCTGTTTTTGAGCGAGATGGTGTGTGTATATGGCGCAGATGCACCTGTAGTCACCACGCTACCTAGCAGACCTGCGATGGAGTATCCGATGGTGTCTGCGAATACAGCTCCACCGAAGTCCACAGTCGATCTAGTGCGACCAGGGATGTAGTTGTAGTTCACAACATTTGAGCCACGAAGCCCTGTGTCGTATAGCGGATCAATGATATCTACAGGCTTCAAGCTGTCCTTAGCGACAGGGATGAAGTCAGTAGGTGCTACAACCGTACCCTTTGTTGCTTCTTTGGCGATACCGAGGTACGAGCGTACCGATTGTTGTACTGACATGTCACTCTCCTGTTTTCTGGTCTGTCAATGCAGACGGTTTGATTGGTGCTGTTGGTAGTACTTTGGGTGAACCTGCAGGTGCGCAGTCAGGATGTGCAAATCCTTCGGGCGCATCAAACTCATCACCTGGCTTGACCGTGATCCCGATAGCAGGGAACACTCTTTCATCTGTGCCGTTATATTTCAGTCTCATAGTGCTCCTTATGCTTGGATCATCTCAGTCACATCGAATTCTAACTCAGCATATGTCTCTGTTGCGCCCTCATTGCTAGTCGCAGGTTCTCCATACCGAGCTCTGATGATGGGCTCTGCACCCTGCCACACGAGGTTGCCTGTGGTGTCACCGAAGTTATGGTCAGATCGAAGCCTCTCTTTGATGTTGTCCACGAGGGTATCAAAATCTGTCATTGCACTCTCGGCGTTTGTATGCATAGAGTGTGTGTAGAGCTGTATGACTACTGTGTAATCAACGCGCTTCCATCCGCTATGCGCTCCGCCTATGGCTAGACGGGTCTCGTTCTCCGCCACGATAAAGACGACAGCAGCAGATCGAGTCATCTGCCCAGGCTGTGCGTTCACCTGATAGTTGATGCGCTTTGGGAACGATGTGAACACCTGATTGAGCGTAGGTATAGGTGGATTTGATATGAAAGATGTGAGGGTAGCTCGTACCCCTGTGCGCCCTGCCATTACCTGATCCTGCGGTACTTGTTCACCATGTCAAGGGCTAGAACGATATCTCCTGAGTATCGGGCGTTGTTTCCGATATTGACCGTAGGCTGAGTAGTCAGGTTCATCGTCATGCTGTTGTCGCCGCGTACCTTGAGTAGGGCTGTAGTGATGAGGATGCAAGCCTGTTTGATGGCGTTAGGCATGTTGCCGATAGCCACTCCTGCGGCATGGGTATAGGCGAGCGCGCTAGTTAGAGGTACAGTCGTAGAGTCGTTCGTATATGTACTAGCTACTGTGATGCGCTCGCTTTTCGATCCATCATAGATGCGGTATTGCTGACCGGCGATGAAGCCTGTGCCATCGGTGACTGTCAGAGAGGTAGCTCCTGCAGTAGCAGTAGCGATGGTCGTATTGACGAAGCCTGAGACATAGGTGTACTGAGTGAAAACCTGTTGGCGTGGGCTGTAGCCAAAGCCAAAGCCCAACGGCCCTTGAGAACTGTAGTTCAGGCCGAGATTTGATAGAGGAATGATGAGTTGTTGAGCCTCAAACCATGCTGTAGAGCAGTCAGGTAGGGCTACTAGGTTGTTGGGGTCTGCCCCATACTGAAAACTAGAGAGCGAGATGATGGGTGAGTTGTTGGGATGCAGAGCTATCATGCCCTGTCCATTGACCCTGACTCGCTGTGTTTCTGTGTACTGATCTGCCACAACGGACTGATTTAGATACTCGTTCATATATGAGGATGCTCGTAGGATCACATTTGCGAGCTCGGCATCCTGCGCTGCCTGATTACCGCCTACGACTAGGTTGTTGTAGTCAATAGAGGTAGGAGCATCTTTGTACTCTTGGACTGTGAGATAGGGCATCTCTCGTGTCGTATCGGGCGTGATACCTACTGCCATGACTACTCCCCATCTCTAGCTATATCTGTCGCCTCTACTCCACAGCGACCACACTTGCGAAACCACCCATCAAAGCCACAGGCTGTGCAGGTGAAGCCTCGTTGCATATCGCCTTGCGCATATGGGTTGAGTGATGCTTCAAAGAAGCCCTCTCGTTTCATCGCCTCGCCATGTGCTCGACTTTCTACATTGTAAAGACCACCCCTATCAGGGTTGTACTTCACACCGCCAATGACTGTCTCTTTCACGCCTCTATCTGGAGCTACATATCTTGGCATTTTGCCTCCTATAACTGATGGAGAGTGCGGCTATTACACCGCACCCTCCTCGCCTTATTCAGTTGTACTACGCGGAGATGATTCCTGATACTGCGCCGTTCCATGCTGGAGCTGTGCAGAAGAAAGTACCTCGGAAGTAGGTTGAGAAGTCATAGCTGAACTGAGTCACAGGCCATTGGATGCCCATGTAGTCCTGAACCATGAAGTTCGCCCATACATCGCTCACTTCGGTATCTGGGATAGGAAGTGTGAATGATAGGACAGGTGCAACACCTTGATTTAGCCAAGGATGAACCATGAGATCGACAGCCTTACCGGTGACTTCGTTCTGGATACCGGTGACGATAGAACCATATGTGATTCCATCCTTACCTGGCTCCTGGATAGTCAAACGATAGTTAGCTGTAGAACCACTCTTGATTGCATCTGAGAGTTGCTTACGGTCATTGCCGTTGAGTAGCACTAGATCAGGATCAGCCTTGACATTTGAGTAGAGCTGTGCGAACACAGTCTGGAACTCTGCGCCAGGGTTGGCTGTGCTGAAAGTGCTGTTGATGCTGTTGTTGAAGCCTGAGTTAGCTCCGAGGACAGTAGGAAGAATGCCGTCATATCCTGTTGCATATGCAGAAGTATCTGCGGATGCGCGAGATGCTGCTGCACCTGTTGTGGTGAAGGCAGCGTTGTTGCCGGTCAAACCTGATGTACCTGCACCTTGAATGGTGAAAGTGCCTGTTCCGCGAAGTGTTCCCTGATACTTGAGGTTCGCTGCGCCTGTGGCTGTACCAACATAGATGTTGTAGCCAAGAGCACCTGCGACTGCGGTGCTTACTGTGACAGTAAGAACATCGCCTGATGCGACTGCGGTGTTTGCCTCTGTACCGAGGATGGACTCGCCAAAGCCGTTGCCTGAGATACCAGCATCTGCGGTGACATTTACATAGTAAGTGGCAGCAGCAAGAGCTGTTTGTGATCCTGATGCAACAGGTGATGCGAGTGTGAAGGTAGGTGCTGATAGTGCGCCTGAGTAGCCTGATGCAGTACCACGAGCCATAAGCATCATGCGTTCTTCCATCAACATCGTTGCATATAGCGTAGATGTGGATGAGAGCTGACGAAGATCTTGATATCCAAGACCTGAGAAGTTAGCATCGAACGAAACGCTGTCGGATAGTGAGTAGCTGTTGTATGGCAACACTAGGTCGTCAGCAGCATATGAGATAACTGGGCCGCGCTCGTAGTTGATAGAACCAAAAGTAGCGGTTGAAGTTTCTGTAATACCAGGCCATAGGTTTCCGACTCCGCCTGTACCTGTACCTGTGTATCCGAGGATTCTCTTGACACGGTGAGATGTACCGACACCCTTCTTGCGAGGGATGCGATTGCGTAGTGGAGTTGGGCGTGGTGTGAGCAGTTTTGCAGGGGCTTCTAGATCGAAGGCTGCAAAGGATGTGCTCAATGGAGATGTAAGGGTGATGTCCTTCTGGATATCCTGCATCGCCATGCGTTGTGCGGCGAGTGCATTCTGTAGTCCAGCTACTGCATCAGGAGCAAGGCTCTTGTTTGCAACGAGCGATTCCATCGCTGATGTTGCATCTACAGGTGCTTGTCCTGGGACAGATGAGGCATTACCCAATGACTTGTTGAGGCTACCGAGGTATTCCTCATGGCGTTGCGCTGCCTCTACCGGTGAAACATCACCGAAGAGATCAGTAGCACGAGGCATTTCAGCCATTGTGTTGTCCTTTCGTTGTTTGGGTTTTACTTGTTCAGGGTGTCATGCTCTGCTGCAAACTTCTCAGCTAGAACGCGATATCCCTTTGCAAGTGTTGGGTCAGTTGTTGCCTTTGCTTTCGCGTTATACATAGCAGCCTTCACTAGAAGGTCGCTAGAGGTTTCAGCCACAGGTTTCGCTGTGCGCTTTGGGCCTCCTGCTGCCGCGAGAGATTTAGCCGTAGCTAACTCAGTTTCCAAACTCATCGCACGACCCTCTGCTGCCTCTTTTGCAGACATGAGTGCCTCGATCTCCGTTCTGATGGACTGTGTTGCGCTCTTTATCGCTTCTTCAACGATGGCTTCTACATCTGTGGATTTAGGCTCATCCGCAGAAACTTCATCTTCTTCTTTCTTTTCAGCATCATCTGGCTCTGCACTTTTAGGTGTCTGGTCAGGTGTGTACATCTCTGCTGTTGTCACATGAGATGGCTTCGCTACATTTGCAAAATCGTTTGTTTGTGTGAGTCCATGATCTGATCCTGGCTGAGCACATCCGCACTCTAGGCACTTAGTCACCTCTGCAGACTTCTCTGCATCAGCATCTGCCTTGTAGTACTTGTCGCACATACTCTTGATGGCATCATCTTTCATGCCAGCCTCTTTGCATCGCTTCATGAATGACTCTTTGGACTCATCCTTCTTAGGCATAAACTTCTTCATGTCCTCATCATCTTCATGCTCTGTCTTTTTCTTATCGGCCTCAGGCTTTTTGGACTCCTCATCCTTTTTGGCTGCGAGCTCGATATCTTCTAGTACTTCTTCCACTTCTCCCTCTGCTTTCTCCCCTTCGTACCATGCAAAGAGGTGGTGTACTGCCTGTAGTAGGTGAGCGAGTGACATCTGTTCATCATGTCCCTCACTCATTTCTTCTGCTTCGATAGCGATGAGCTGTGCTAACGCTTGTCGAGCAGAGTCGTATGTCTTGCGGTCAAACTTGAGGAGGTCTGTACCTCGATACGCTTTGGATAGCTGAACGATCTCGTTCGCTAGTGTTGTCATGGCATCCTCCTCAGAGATGTGCAATAAGTCTAAAGTATTGGCGGTCTTTTTTGTTTTGCGTTTGTATTTGCCCCCACGCTTTTTGTACTCGCGTACCACCCAGGCATTCGCTACAGCCGATGGATATACATCGAACTTGTCTTTAGCCTCACGCTTGACTCGGTTGTAGAGCTCCATATCTGCAGGTTCTGACCCTGCTCCGCCCTCGTTGATGCTCTCATAGTCAGGCTTCTCATCAGCCTTCTCAATGAGCTCCTCTACCTGGATCATAGAGTCCTCGCCTACCGCAGACTTGGCTAGGAGTAGCTGACAGTTTGGATTTGCCGGTCTATCTACTAGAGATACCTCGACTATCTGACCATCTACGATGCGCCCATTGGCTGCCACTTTGTCTCGTGTCACGCGTGGGTTTTTGATACCTATAGAGAAACCTTTGAGTACACCTGTCTCTACCTTTTTGACCGATACAGGATCAACGACTAGGGCTGTGATGTAGTGTCCATCGCGCTTGAGCTCATACTCTTTGGCTACACCTGCAGCGATATTGCTGTGCTGCTCGCGGATGTTTCCACCGGACTTGAACCATGCTGGCATGGCTCGATCTAGCCAGTCACCATCGCATATCTGTTGATCTATATCTACTGAGTCATCTGTTGCCTTGCCATAGACAGTCAGAGTGCCGTCAGAGTTTCTATCCGCCTTCTCGATACCAAAGTACGAGGTAGTCAGATTGCTCATAGTGGACTTCTCCTTGCTTTCTTGTGATCTGATGATGCCTCTAGCCCAAGACCATCCTGCATCGCCACCCCATAGTAGCCATGCGATGTATCCTGCCGAGTCTTTTCCCCAACCCTCGCCCTTCTTATCTACCTCATGACGAGCGAAGTAGCTGTTCATCCGCTTGATGGTGTCATAGCTGATAGATGCGCCATTAGATAAATCTCTAGCTCTAGCGACTCCTACAGCCGTACCTCCGCGCCCATGCTTTTCTCTGAGCTCTAGCCCACGCTTTGCATTACTGCGTACTGCTTGAGGAGGAACGAAACCATCGGCCATAAGTCCACCTATTCGATCTGTGCTACATAGGGATTGATATGTCTAACTCTAACAGGTTCGTGATTTTGTGATGGCATAGATGACATCTGTATAACCTGACCACCTGTGTAGTTAGGTGCATTGAAGTCAGGGATGACAGGTAGTAGTGCGCATCTGCAGTTCGGGTGTGCCGGTGGCTGTGTGTGACCCGATGGGAAAGGTGCGCCGATACCTACAGTCTGTCCATCATTCTGTGCGCAGATAGGACATGGATCGAAGGTAGTCCACTCCATCTCAGATAGACCTGCCTCGCTATATCGAGCGACTGTCGCTGCCGATACTGCTCTGTTTGACTCGGTGATAGCAATCATGAGGGCTCTCATAGGACTCGCTACTGTCTGTGTGATGAGTTTTGCTGCCTGTTTAGGTGATAGACCGAGCTCTATAGCCTCACCGATAGCGTTGCCGATATCTCGTAGCTCTGTGTTGGTCAGTTCTTTGAGTGTGATGCCCTGTGCCTCTAGGAGTCTGCGGAATGCTCGTGTGGGCTTGAGTATGAGTGCCGATATCTGATCTCCTGGCTGCCATGATGCCCAGTCAATAGCCACTTCTATATCCGCCTTGACTATATCTGCACTCTTTGACTGTTTGCGCTCTGCCTCAGCGATGAGCTCCTGAGCAGCGAGATCGCCGATGAGATATCCAGTAGCCCAGACTCGTAGGAGGATCATCTTGAGAGTTTCCATATTTACTCTCACATTTATGATTGCCCATGCGCGAGCGCGAGCGCGACTCTGTGCAAGATTGCCTGTACGAGGTGGCTGTGTAGCTAGGTATGCCTCATAGAGGGTCGTACTACTGATGCTCTGTCTGAGAGCAGCGCGTATCTTGACCGCATTCCGAGCAGCGAACCGAGCATCTGCCTCCATAGCTCGCGCCCATGTCATGCTAGATACGCTTTGGCTAGGGCTCTAGCCGTATCGAAGTCTCCCTCTACTGCGCACTTATTTAGAGCATCGGCCACGATAGGGTCTAGGGCTTTGAACTCGAATAGACGGGCTCTCCTGCCCTTTGATGCCCACTTCATGAACGCCTTGACCTCATCACGAGTCGCCTCACCAATCTCGTTATCGTCATCCGGTGCTTCCTCCTCCTCAGGCTTCTCATCGCTGAGATCAGGAGTAGTGGGTGTGGTCGGTGTGGCATTCTCGCCCTCCAAAGTAGGAGCTGAAACAACCTCTTTGGCGTTGATAATGCCGTCTGGAGAGAACAGGAAGATGTCTGCACCTGCCACGAGCATAGGCATATCAGCCTGTGGGGTATCTAGTAGTGGTAGTCCTAGTTCTGATCTGCGCTCATTGATGGTCTTACCTGCAGATGTGACCTCTATCTGAGCCTTGCGAGCACTCGACTCGTTATCCATCCGCTTTGAGGTCATCAGGCGAAACTCTAGTTCGCGTGGCATTTTCAGATATGTGTAGCTGAGGTTGGTAATCATCTTACTGATCCAGTTAGCTAGAGGCTGGATACCGAGAGCCTCGGCTGTTTCAGCTCTGCCCTCCTCGAACCCTGCTCCGCCTAGACCCCCCTTAGGGGCAAAGCCAATCTCGGCTGGCTGGACACCGAAGTGACCGCAGATCGAGGTGATGAGGTAGTCATCTAGTGTGTCTTTGAACTTCTCGCCATAGCCCTCATTGACCACAGGGGATAGACCCTTAGGTAGTAGGCGAGCGCGCTTGCGCTGCTCTGTTTGACCGGCTAGGTCATCGTTGAGGATATTCTCGTAGGCGCGTAGGAGATCAGGGTTGTTGCCCCAGTCCTCGTCTGTAGTGAACATGAGCTCAGGGAGCACACCATCTGTGTACTCAGCTCGTAGCCATTGCTGTCTGCGCAGATAGATATCAGCTAGGGGTAGAGCTCGCTCCACAGGGGAGAAGCCATAGACCGAGATAGACCGGCGATTGCGCACCATATATGCGAGATCGTCTGAGGTGAACTCGCCGTCTGCCTTCGGATCATCATCATTTGCTGCAAACTCTGAGCGTGGGAAACCATAAAGTATCTGTTGATATGCCGCGTTAGGTGGCATCGGCCTCATGCCTCTGTCATCTATGAGTGGCTTGATAGTCGAGCCATCTAGTATCTGGAAACCATAGAGGTCGCCACCGACTGATGGCTGTGGATATACAGCCCATGCATCTATGACTAGGACTTCCTCAGCTAGAGTCATAAGCCAATCTGTCCAGGTCAGTCCATTAGCTCGATCTGGGTTCTCCCAGAAGGTGCGGAGTCTGTTGATCTCCTCTGTGAAGTTTTCACGCGCCTGAGCCATAGCTCGCACATGATCTCCACCTATCTCTGCCACGATTTTCTCTGAGGCATCTGAGCCGAGCACAATGTCCCACTCTAAACCTGTGAGTTTTGACTTTGTGACCTCGATACACCGGCGCAGGATGTCAATCTGGTCTGCAGCAGCGCGTAGAGTCTTGAAAGGTACGAGACGAGTCTCGGTGATATTGATGTTCTGCGCGACTTGATACTCATATCGGCGCGGCATCGGTCTGCCGGTAGCAGGGTCTATCGGGTTGATAGCTCCTGGGGTGATAGGCATACCAGGGCCGAAGGGGACAGTAGCTGAGAATGGAGCGCGTGGCAGAGCCACACTATTGCCATATGTCTGTTGCATAGCGAGTCCACTCTGTCTCATCTCCTGCTCAGTCATAGTGACTGATCCTGCAGGTAGGCGAGGTGCTTTCTCGATGTCACCTACTAGAGCTCTAGCGATACGGTCACGCAGACCCATGTGTATCTCCTTCTCGTACTACTAGGCGTGGACTACTACTCGATACTGATTTGATGTAGGAGCTACAGAGAACAACAGCGTGATAGCAGTCGTAGATGTGTGCTGTACATCGGTGACAACCTCAGCATATGGGCTGCTGTTGTCGTACACGCTGACTATAACATCCTTTGTTCCGAGGTTATGTGACACGGTGTATGTGGTGGCTGTGCCATCTCCGACATTTGCCGCATATTTGCGTACTGCGATAGCGGTATCTAGCTCGAAGCCTGATGCGCCTACTGATAGACCACCGGATGATACGACTACGCCTGTGAAGTTTGTGCCTGTGAGCAGTACACCATTAGATGCTGTATATGTACCTGCACCTGAGAACTGTTCGAATACGACAGGATCAGTACCGACTGTAGTGACCTCATCTACGCTAACCCATCCTGTGTTCGCGAGTGTCAATCCTGCATCTACGAAGGTGAAATCTCCGCCTGACATTTCTGCGGCAGTATCAAAGTCTGTAGCACGAGTCAGTACCCAGGGAGTAGAGCCATCTCCTACTGTGCTCAGTACATAGATACCATTCTGCGCCTGTGAGGTCTGTAGTCTGACCAAAATACGAGCGTTGAGTGAAGGTGATACTCCATCTGTAGCGAAAGCAGCGTTAGCTCCTGCATTTGTCAGAGTAGCTCCGACACCTGCAGTTCCGTTGCTGTATGTCGCATTGAGATTGGCAGTAGTAGCAGCGTATGAGGCAGCGTGGATGTGCAGACCCTCAGCCACACCATCTACATAGCCCTTTGTGGCTGCATCAGTAGATGCTGTAGGTGTAGCAAGGTTGGTGATTTTGTAGCTGTTGAGATTTAGATCGGCAGTCGGTGTAGCGAGCGCATTGAGGTTGATAGCAGAGTGCGCTGTGTTGTCATGTACCGGTGTGCCGTGTGTGTGGTCGTTGCGAGCAACAGATGTGCCTGTTCCGTTAGCAGATGACCCACCGAATGTTGTTTCTGCGGTGACATTTCCGAAGGATGGCATTGCGTGAGCATGGTCATCACGAGCAGGAGCTGTGCCTGTACCTACTGCACCTGCACCACCAATAGCGAGTGCTGTTGGTGTGGTGTTGGTTAGAGATGGTGTGCCGTGAGTGTGGTCAGATCGAGAGTATGTCGTAGCAGAGCCACTACCGCTAGTAGCACCATAGGTGGTCTGAGCTGTGACTGCGCCAAAATTAGAAACTTGTAGCCATGCTGATCCTGTATCAAAGTACATGATCTGTTGGTCGGTAGCAAAGAACAAACGACCTGCTGTTCCTGCTGCAGGGATGTTTGCATATAGACCTGAGATGACTTCGGATTCATTGAGTACAGATACCCATGCTGTGCCATCGTAGTAGTAAATCTCTCCATCGCTTGTGTTGAAATAAATCTGACCAGCGACAGGGCTACTAGGTGCGGATGCGAGATTCTGAATCACCGCATTGGATAGCTCGTTTTTGTTTAGGTCGATTCCGACTAGAAACTTGCGTGACATATTTTCTCCTCTAGATCACATATGCAACGCCGCTAAACGCTGCCGTGAAAGTAATCACCATCTGATTGACAGTAGGATAACTGAAAGTGCCTTCGCATTGTGTCCCTGCCGAGTCGAGTACGACTGCGGTGGGATTGCCTCCGAGGTTGTGATTTATAGTCCACACCGCCGAAGGGCTGTTCTGTGTATGTGTGTAGAAAATCTGAGCACTTGCGGCTACTCCCTGTGGTCCAGGTGCTGTGATTTCTACTATCGCGTTCGTAGGTTTGATGATTACTACATCGTCAGCCATTACCGAGTCACCTCCGCCGATAGTTCTGCCTGTCCCTGAGCTAGTCGAGTGACTATACCGCCTGATGTGATTTCGAGATCGTAGTAGTACATACCAGGGTCTATGTTCCTCGTCTGTGTAGCTGTTGCGTGAGTATCCACCTGACCGGCTGCGCCTGTGATGGTGATGCCGTTTCCGCCTGTGGCTAGGGAGAGCACCGCATCAGGAGATGATGGGAGAGATCGTAGTTGTAGCGCGGCTGTAGCACCTGTCAGATTGACCGCCGATGTAGCGAGTCCTCCTGAGATGTAGATACCTGTTGCGCCGTTAGTGATAGTGAAAGTGCTCGCTGTAGCTGTTGCGATGGTGACATTTTGTAGGTTGTAGATAGGTGGGATGACTCCATCTATGGATACTGTCTGTCCAGGCGTGAAACCGTTGGCAGCCGTGACTGTGACTGTAGTGCCATTACCTGAGATGTTTGTAATCTCGGCTGGCTGTTTGTAGATGAAGGTCGCGTACCAATCTGCACCCTGGTCTATCGCATACTCGCCGGTGAAGTTGAAACTGACAGCCATCTATAGTCCTCCGGTCTTTTGCGTAGCCACGATGATAGCAGTTCCACACTTCATACAGATGTGCATTGACTTTGGGTTCGGCATCCCACAGCTAGTGCAGACATTGGCTAGAGAGTTGAAGTAGTTGCTGATGGATGATGTACCAAGTAGATCAGAGAACGCTTGCACCATCGCATCTAGTCTGTCAGGTGATGTCGGGTCTGCCGGTGTCCATGTGGTCATCTGATCCTCTAGTTTGTGGAAGATGCCGAGATGATGGATACGACCCTGCTCATACATAGCAGCGACAGGCTCTGCTCTGAGTTTCTTACCCACATGAGCTCGTATCTCTCGTATAGGCAGTACAGGTCTGACCTGTTTGAGGACTGCGCTGACCATATCTCCGCCCTGATTGACCTCGACTAGCAGCGAGTCAGCCTTGTACTCGTCAAAGAGAGCTACAGCCCTAGTAGCCCAGTCCAAAGGTGAGCCTCGCATAGAGTGGTCAGCTAGTAGATAGCCATGACCGGATGTATCGCATCCAGCTACGACTATGCCGGTCTCATCAGAGCTAGCCGTATTGGTGACTGCAGGGTCTATGGATACGACTATGCGTGACATATGAGGCCGTTCCTCGACTCTGCATCGCTCTATGAGCCCTCTAGTCCAAAGAGCACCCTCGACATCCTCTAGGATTTCCCCATATAGCTCCTGCCTACCAAGTCTCGTTTCGTTATATCGAGCCTGTAGCTCGGCGAGCGCGATAGAGCTGAGGTTTGCCGCGTTATCAAAGGTCGAGCCTCTAGTCACATATGTAGTAGATCGAGATACGAGATCGCGTATGAGCTGTGTAGGTCTAGGCGTGGTGGTGACTACTACGCGAGGAGTTTCGCCTAGTCGGAGTCCGAACTGGAGTTGATCCCAGGTGTCCTCATACTCCCATGCTGCTAGCTCGTCACACCATGCACCATGATGCTGTGGGCCACGCAGAGTATCTGGCTCCTCGGCTGAGAAACCCTTTATCATCGCCCCGTTAGGCAAGTTGATCTTGGTACGCGACCTGTTGTAGTGCTGCTCGCTGTACAGACCATAGCGTTTGAGCACAGATAGCACACCTGACTCGCCCTCGAAGCAGGTATCTCTCACATCAGCGTGAGTCCTAGCTACTACTGCCCATCTCGTGTTCGGGCGTGTTATCGCCTCGTACACTATCCACTCCGCCCCCGTTCTCGTCTTGCCCCACCCTCGCCCCGACAGGATCATCCACACTTGCCAGGGTGTCATCGGTGGTAGCTGATTCGATCTCGCCTGTATCTCCTGCCATTGGACTCTCGACTGCGCTATCTGCAGAGTTTTCTCTGAGTAGCTCGGCAAGGTCTCGTACTGCTCTGTCAATGCTCTCGCCTCCATCCCATACGGTCACATCCTGAGCGATTTTGACCGGCATATCTAGTCCCAGGAGTTTCGCTCTACGCTCCATGATCCTCAGTACAGTCGCTATAGCTGAGTTGTCACCCTGCATAGCCTTCGGCCACGCCGCTAGTTGTAGCCGGTCTAGTCGATCTATCTCTGCCTGTCTTAGCTCCTCGGCTGGCTGTTGTAGCACACGCTTGAGAGCGCGCTTATAGGCTAGATATGCGCCTGAGTGGTCTGCATATCCGACCTGTTCAGCTATGCGCTGCCATGTCAGTCCAGCCCTGCGTAGTTCGAGGACTTTGAGCTCTCGGTCTAGCTGTTCTGGCTCTGGAACTGCATTGTGAGTGGGCATGGTGGGACTACACCTCACTCACGATGGTGTCGAGCCCTGAGATCGGAGTTGCACCGTCTTGGTCTAGCAGGGAGCTAGATGCATCGCTGTCAATGCTTCCAGGGCGTAATCCACGATACATACGAGCTCCATACTCGTCTATCGCAGAGAAGGGGAGGATAGGTACTGTGAGCCTATCCAATACTGTGTCATGCAGAGGATATATGTATCTGAGCTGAAAGCCTGGCAAACACTCCGCGCCTATCTTTTTGAGGAACGAGGTAGATGTCTCTGTGCCGGTCTTGCCATATCTCGCCTTGATACTGCCCTTCCCTGCGTTAGGGCTAAAGCCTGGCTCAAACACTATCTTGGCTACGACCTCACCATCAGGCATACGCCACATCGAGTTGTTCGCTTTGATGCCTATCAGCTTGAAGCCTGATGCTCGATAGATAGTCCCATCCCCACATTGAGTCCCATCTGCATAGCTCAGTATCCACTCCACATGAGGAGCGTGTTTGCGTATCAGGCGCATGGCTATAGATATGGCTCTGCTCTCGCTGTTCTTAGGCAGCAGATCAGAGAAAGCGAGTCTGTTGAGCTCCATGAAGCCGTTCCAGGGAGTATCGCTGACTAGGGGATTTGTCTTGTTTTTGTCTATGGATGGGCCGAACTGCATACAGCCCTCTAGTCGCCCCTTGAGGAACACGCCTAGATGTAGCTGAGATCGAGGATCGACTTTGCCTGAGTAGTGATGCTTGCGCACGAACGCCATAGCATCTCTAGAGGCTATCGGCTCAACCCTGAGCTCTTTGGCTGATGGCATCTAGCCACTCCTGACATATCGCCCATAGTGCATTGCCGTTGCTGTTTTTGTTGTCTGAGTCTGTGAAATCGTGAGCCTGTTTGGACTCTTTGATGGCATGGCTGATGAGCTCTGCCTGTACCAGGGTCATAGTGAAGGTCATCTGAGTGGCATCATCGCGCTCGCCACTAGGTACATCTCCAAATGCATCCTCTAGAGACCGAACCTCAGCTACTGATGCCTCAAAGCCAATATCAGCAATATCCCATCCCTGATCCTGTAGCTCCATGAGTTGTGCGGCTAGGACTACCTCATCCCACTCTGCTAGTTCTGCAGAGCGATTATCTGCGAGCGCATACGCCTTAGCCGTCTCGTTGTCCCACTCATCCGGTACTCGTACTATCACTATCTCTGACCATCCGATGCTCTTGGCAGCCTCTATTGTCCCATTACCTGCTAGGACTGTAGAGCCCTGTACGACTATCGGCTTGCGCTGACCAAATCTCTGCAGACTGTTTGCTATAGCCCTGAGATTTACCTCTGAGTGTTTGCGAGCATTAGCAGGATCGAGTGTGAGCGAGCTGATGGGTACGGTCAGCGTATCCATATTGCCTCCTCAATACTCTAGCGCGATATAGAACGGGCCGATATCTATGCTGAGTGAGTATCTATCTATGTGGAAGCCTAAACCAAAACAGCGCGCAACGCCAATGATGATGCGGCTACGACCTATGCGTATCTGTTTACTCATCAGGGAAAGGATTGCCTTTCTGCATTAGGTTGAGTCGAGCATCGAGGAGATCATCTAGAGAGCTCTGTAGCATCTCTTTCTTGCGCCAGTTCATCCTGTTGCCAAACTCATCTTTTTGCAGCATGGCATATGTGTACCGGATAGCCTCATCTATATCCGCTACCGATATGTCCTCTGTGATAACTACGCTCATGTGAGGATGATAGAACTACTTACGCGGTTTGCGCTTGAGCTCCTCCTCTAGCTCCTCACGATGGAGGTCTAGTAGGTTCTCGATTTTGAAGGCTAGGGGCTCGTATCCGCGAGCGCGTATCCGGTCTGCGACTGTTTGTAGTATGACTGCTATCTGCGGATCGTCACTAATCACGCGCCATCCCCCTAAGAAAGTCTAGAAGTTGATCTACGATGACAACCTCTCGTGTTGTATTGCCATCCATCAGATGATGGTGATAGTCCCCTGCAAATGCCTCAATCTCGCTGATGACTCTGCTACGAGTCTGATGCTCTAAAGCTCTAAGCATGGTCTGTAATGTGTCAAGGTCTGCCATGTTTCTCCTGTCGAGTAGCCTGAAAGCGCGCCACATCCTCTCGTCTGTAGTACACCTTGCGACCTAGTTTGGACACATAGGTCAGTTGTTTCCGATGCTGTATCTGTCTCAGATTGTTGAGCGTGATACCTAATAGCTCGGCGACCTCTAGTGAGGTCAGTAGCGACTCATCTACCATCCTGGGTCATACGCATCAGGCTGACTAGAAGGGGCTCTTGTCGATCCCTTTTGTAGTCGCGGCACTAGCGCAACCTCGCTCGCTGTAATCTCTAACGCTGTCTTTTCTACTCCATCTCGGCCCTGAAATGTGGACTGTTTGACACTACCGAGTACGAGTACCTCGTCACCCTTTTTGATACTGTCAGCTACAGCCTCAGCCTTTGCACCGAACATCGCTACTCTGAACCACATCGTCTCGCCATCTACCCACTCGCCACCCTTTTTGTTGCGTGGTGTGTAGGCAATGCTGAATGTAGCAAGCGGTAGTTGATCCTTTGTGACGAACTTGATCTCAGGGTCGCTTCCGACTCTGCCCTTGACTTTGATCTCCATATATCACTCACCTTCCATGAGAACGCTGACTCTACCATCATCTTGTAATAGGACAACAGAACCATCTGATCGAGAGAAAGGGACTTGGGATGGCTCTTGCCATGATGCGACCATCCAACCCTTCTGACTCGCATAGTCTGGGTTGTTGTGGATGCTGCTCGTTTTGAGGTTATGACAGCCGTGATGCACTCGGATGATATTGCTAGCTGTGTCCTTCCCACCTCTAGAACGGAGTTTTCTGTGATGCAGAGCCATAGATGGGAGTGCCGGTAGCCCACAGACTTCACAGTATCCACCTGCCCTCTCCTCTACTAATGCCACGATTTTCTTGTCCACTCAGTCCTGATCCTCATCATCATCCTCATATACATCATCATCATCGAGATGTGGTAGGGCTCGCTCAATATGGATAGGGATGATAGTGCTCATCAGTACCAACCTCCTCTGCCGTTTTTGTCTGCTCTAGATAGCCAGGAGTCTAACGCCTTACATGGGGTGTCATACCTGTGCTCGATATAGCCGAGCCCCCATCGTATCTGAGGGTGCGGATGGCTCAAGAAGTCAGCTATCTGTGCCTTTGTGTTATGGCGCATGTGCCTCTGAGGGATGCCGTAGTCATGAGTAGGCGATTTCGCCCTGTGATTCCAGGCAGACTCTTTGCCCCATAACTGAGCTAGGCATCTGTACTCACGCTCATGCTGTTTGTACTCTTTGCGTAGTAGATGCTTTGCATAGTCTTTGGCAGACATCTGTGAGATCACAAACTGATGCTTTTGTTTGGGAGTCATCACGGGCGCGTGGGCATAACTAGGCAAAACGAGCACCACCCCTGACAGGGCTACTATAAGTACTCGTGCGATGAGGCTAACTATCCGCCCCTGACCTCCAACGCCTTACATACTTGGCAGATGGCATCACCATATTTCCATGAGCCACAGGTGCATCTATTTATCAGTTTGTCCATCTCTTGCCCCTTTCAGGTTGGTATTTGGACTCGCCCAAGTTTATAGGATGGTCTGAGCTCAGGTGCTTCGAACATTTTGCTATGACCTGCGCCGGTGGGCTCTACGAGCACTATCTCACGCCAATACTTACAAGTGCCATAGTCCCTGAACGAGTCATAGGCTCTGACTGCCTCTACAGCCGATGTGTACTTGTGGCTATATGTGACATCGCCATCCTCTGTCACCTGCACTAGAAACTCGTACTTCATCTGCCCTCCTCGATAACTCGATCTATCTGCTCCATGCATGAGCCATATCCGAGAGCGTTTCCATACTCTGTGCCTACCCAACAAACATCTCGTGTCACATGTGCGAACAGAAGTCCTATGACTACTGCAGGTATCAGCACGAGGACTATCCATCCCCTGCGTGTCAGCCTAGTTGTCTTGTTTTCCATTTGCTGCCTTCCTCCTGAAATACTCTGTTGTCATACACCACTCGCACTCTGCGAGTAGTTCTCCCTGTGTATCTGTACCGATTATGAGTCTGTTTGCGAATCCACCGGATGTGCCACACCATGCGCAGGTGGGCTCTTTTGCCTCAATGCTCATTGCAGTCGGCAGTCACAGGGCAGTACCTCATATGACTCGCTATCGCTGATGATTTGTGTTCCTGATCCGCGACACATACTGCAGGGCGGTGGTGGTAGATGAGGCTGTAATGCTTTGGCAAAGTCGAGGTGCATCTCTGCCTGTTCTTTCAAGTCTGCTCTACCTATGCACTCTCGTGCGTTCTCCATGTGCCACTCATATACCTCTCGTACAGTCAGAGTCATGACAGCATCTCCTTCATCATGTCGTTCAGTTCATCGTAGCTCAGGCGTGTTCCGAGCCATTTGAAGCCATCAGGAGTACGAGCCTCCTCTAGATCGAGCCATCTGATGAACTCGCGATATGCGTTAGGGCCTTTGTACATACGCATGAACTCACATGCTCTGATGTACATCGGGTACTCGTTGTTGATCCATAACGCACAGTTCCAGGTGGCTCTGTTTTTCCATCCTTCGTAGCTCGTTTCAGCCATTGCTGTGCTCCTTCATGTGTGAGGTCAGGGTCATATATGCAAAAGATGAGCGCACTTGTATTTCGCGCTCGCAGGTAGGACATATCACTATGCGATTTGCACTCATGATGCCCTCACTCGCAGATAGATATCGCTGTCGCGTAGTGGTGCGCCTAGTGCTGTATCGCACTCGTCATAGCACATACGACAGCCCACATATCCATCGCATCCTTTGGCTGTAGCACCACAGCAAGATGTCAGACCTAGATACTCACCATCTTTGAAGATGGGCTCATCTGTGCGCACAATCAGGTCGCCATACTCTGTGATGCCTACGAGGTGCTGAACCTCAGATTTAGGGGCGAGGATGTATGAGCCATCCTCTAGATATACGCGCACTCGGCGCGGTTTGCTTGGCTCTGTAGTCACAAAGCGACCTACAGATGCATCGTAGTATCTGATAGTCATGACTATGCCTTCACAGACAATCTCTTTATCGGCTTGCCACCGAAACGCACGATGGAGTTCTCATCACCTAACAGGATGTTGCCCTGTGCATCTTGGATGGCGATGCGCACATTGCCATTGCGTTTGATTTCTACACCTGCGAGGTACATCGTCTTGCCGTTGATAAGTGCCTCTTTGCCGAGGTCTGCATCTGTCATGTCATATCTCCATGCAGTCATGCAAAAGTCTTGCGCATATCGTGATGCTAGGTTGATGCCGTTCTGACCCATCTCGATGCCATCTGCTTTGATAGTGATGGAGTAGCCCTCGCCATACTTTGTACTGACCTGTGAGATTTGTAGTTTGCCCTGACAGATTTTGCGAGCCTCTACCTCGATCTCCTCAGTCATGCGCTTTGCAAGGTCACGAGATACAGAGTCATTGCAGAAAGCCTCTGTTTTGAACTGATATAGGTCGCCGTATTTTGATGATGTCTTACCTGCGACTAGACCATGTGCTCTGAATACTTCTTTACATACTGCGAGTAGTGCTGTTGATGTTTCTGATGCTACTGATTTCTCTACTGCGTTTGACATATCTGCCTCCATTTAGGTGGGGGACTACTCCCCCTGCAGACAAGAAGGTACGCCTACCCCCTATGAATTACAAGTACCCCTACATAAGTGTCGGATGGGATGTCCACAGGCTGATATCTACGCCTATGCGCTCGCCATAGTCCTTGCGAGCTGTGATGGATATGACCTGCCCATCATCCCGATAGGCGATGGCTGTGAGCCCATCTAGGACAGCCCTGATGAGTTTGTCTAGGTCAGGGGCGACTGTGGGGTGAGATCGAGTCACAGTCCTCGGTTTAGGCATAAAAAAGGTCATATCAATACTTATTGCGCCGTCTCTCGGTAAAGCACCGGCATGACGAGCTCCCAGGGCGATAGCTGACCGCCACGCGGCGAGCGCAGAGCCCTGCGTGTGGATGATATGTCCGTTGATGACCTTCATAGACCCCTGTGGTATGGGTCTGCCATCAACGAAGAATGAGATCACACGAGCAGTCTAACTGCTCCGTTCACAATCTCAAGATGGTCTTGACCTGTCTCATCTATGACATAGAAGTCGTATGTGCCTATCCGGTCAGGGCCAAATGTGCTCTTGACTGTATAGGTGTGGTGGTTGATTACAACCTGATCTCCATAGCTGACCTCACCTGGACTGACTATCCGTTCCATGACACCTCCTCGTGGTGTAATGATTACAGACAGGATAACACTATCTCTCAGGTTTAGCGTGAGCGTTTGTGTAGCAAGTCGCGGATGCTCTGAGGCATCGGCACAGCCTTCGCTCTCGCCTCATCTAGCTCCCTCTGATACTCGGCAGCCTTCGCTATCTCGATCTGTCTGCGCCTCTCTGACTCAGCCTTCTCCTGCGCAAGTTTCTCTTCTTTGGAGAGCTCTCTCGGTGGCAGAGGTTCATCACCCCACCGGTGGGCGTTCAGCCATGTGGCTGCGTGGGCTGTATAACTCGGACTGCGGTTAGGATCATCGGCATACCTCCGAGCCCCATCACATATCTCCTCACCTGTAGCTACCTGCAGGGCTTTCTCAAACGCTTTGAGTGCAGCCTGTTTTGCCACCTTTCTAGGATAGATAGACCAAAACACATCAAAGTGATGTTTCAATGATGGTTCTAAAGGATGGTTCTTGGGGCGTGATTGTCGCCCCGTGACTGTCGTAGTTGTCGCCCCGTCAGCGACATCGGTACGCCCCGTCACAATGTCGCCTCGTAATCTGTGGATATTTATCTGATACAGGTGTGGTCTGCGATCCTCTCGGCATCCTGCCGAACCGCCAGAGTGCTTGAACATCCTGATGTAGCCCTCGCTCACTAGGTTGTTCACAGCTCTCTGGACAGTTCGTACTGAGATAGATGACTTGCTCGCGATAGTCGCTTGCGATGGATATGACTGCGTACCCTCATCGTTCGCATGATCCGCAATGACTAGCAACACCATCTTCTCTACAGTAGGCAGGTCGGTGCGCCACACCTCTGCCATCAGTCGGATACTCACATACACCCCAATATCTGCTCATATGTAATGCCATACAGAGCTAGTTCATCTATCGCCCTAGCGCGTTGGTTTGGATACTTGCTAGGGTCACGCATTGATACACGCTCCATGCTCGTCATACCACCCCACACGCCGTAGTCCTCATTCTCGAAGGCGTATGTCAGGCATGACTGCCATAGTGGACAGCGAGCGCAGACCGAGCGCAGCGCGTTGATGTACTCGTACTGCAGGATCGAGCGTTGTTCCTCTACTGTGTAGAACAGGTCTGTATAGATACTGCCCTTGCACTCAGCCTGATCCCAATCTATTTCGCCATACTTGGGCATCCACGCACCCCCGATGAGTCAAAGAAAGGGCAATAGTCCCTACAGAAACTCACGAACTTCTCAGGGGCAGGAGGTTCAGCATCGCTACTCACGATGTCTTTGATTTCATCTAGCCAGGCGATAGCCTCTAGTGCAGTCAGCTCGCTATATGGCTCTTGTACGACTCGGATATCAGCCATCTTGCCATCACGAGGTATGCCTACTAGAGCCACCTCTTTGACATCGTAGCCGTTCTTGGACAGGAGATACCCATAGGTATGTATCTGCCACATCTTCTGCCGGTCATTTAGATATCGCAGACCTGACTTGGTAGTCGTCTTGAAGTCCACTACGAGTCCGATGTCTTTGATGAACAGGTCGCAATGACCGCGCAGACCCTCATGAGATATCTCTAACTCTATGAGGTAGTTGTCGCCAAAGGGATCGAGTCGAGTCATGACCTTCTCCATACCTGAGTGTATGAAAGTACCCAGGATAGCTCCGAGTGACTCTGTTGGATTTGTTTTCTCGTGCTGTTTGAGCTCGTGCCATACACGCCTACGACAGCCACCTAGACTGCTCGGCCCAATATCTACCTGCAGACTTCGATCTCTCTGAGCATCGTATCCCTGTAGTGATTTCACAACAACATCCTGTAAATCAATCATTTTTGAGCCCTTTCTCGGCTACTACAGCACAGACCATCTGCACTCGTAGTGATGCTGCGTACCAATCGGATGAGATTTCTTTACCCTCTGAGAGGTCTATAGACCTAATCTCATCGGCTATCTTTTTGCGTAGCTCTGTCTCGGTCATGACACATCCATACTCGCTCGCACAGATGCGCTCATAGACTGAGCAATCTTCACCTGTGTCTGCAGTCTGTTCACATTTGCTCTAGAGGCTTTCACCTTTGCCTCCTCTGTAGCGATGGTCATGTGTTTCTCGGCGTTTGCCACGAGTGCGATGTCCTCGCGCTCGCCTACTGTGTAGTTTCTACCTGTAGGGGATGAGCGACCTGCTAGTTCTAGTCGAGATTTGGCTAGACCTATCTCATAGTCAGCGACTGCCGTGTGATACGACATCTCACATAACACGAGTTCCTGATGCGCTACATCTACCTCTTTGGAAAGTTGATAGAGACGACTCTCTATCTGCTGCGGTGTCACTACCTGAGTCATATGACCACCTCCTCATGCCACTTCTCGGCTATGGCTCTATCTCTGTCGTACTCGCAGTAGGTAATGCCTTTGTAATGATAGATAGTAGTTTCACTACTGTCTGCCCAACAAACCTCACATGATGCAAGGCGCGGTCTATAGGGACTCGGATGTAGTGGTATCGCCATCATCAGCCTCCTTCACGATGCGTAGCCCCTCATTTTTTTGTTTCTCTTGTAATGCAATGAGTTTTGTTGCATCCGCAGATAGATCAAACGGATCGACAACGAGCTGATATCCAGCCATCTCTAGAGCCTCACCTAGTCGCTCAGGGAAGATGTCACCAAGAGCCGTTGCTACTGACCTGATACCCATAGCGTTCTGATGTACTGCTACCACGAATCCCATCGTGGGTTGGAACTTCTTTTGTTTGTCACTCATAGGAGCATTCCCTGTTCTGCACATCGCCATACGATGCACTCGTTTCCGTGTTTGTTTTTCCGTGTAGTGCCGGTATCTATGATGTGTCCATCCTCGACTAGACCGCCACGAGTAGGTCTGACTGTATTGCCGTCTATCCCTAGTGCATCCTGTATCTCATCATCAGTCGCACCATGTAGTCCACGATTGACGATGTAGTCATACACTCTGCGCCGTTTCGTTCCTGATCTCGGCAGAGCCTTCTCTGCTGCGAGTATCGAGGTGCGCTGTGCATTACTCGCTACTCGTACTCGGTTGCGGTCTATCACAGTTGCACGAGCCTCTTGTTGATAGCATCGAGCAGAGTGACTCCATCTACACGCACCTCTAGGATGCTCGCGTTTTCGTTATAGAGGCTCTTGAGTTCAGCCTTTGTAGTGATGTGTTCGACTGTGGGAATGAGGATTGCAGCCTTCGCTGTCTCCTCAGGTGTTGGTACTTTGATGGTGAGAGCAGGTTTGGTATCTGCACTTTTAGCGCGCTCCACTTTCTCCATCTCATTACGAGTAGGGCGTGTTGGCTTTTTGCTATTCGGATCGACACCGAGGTAGCCAGCCATGCTGAGTGCGCGACCTGCAGCCGAGGTCGAACAGTTCTCTAGAGCTGAGTACTTGTTCACAGGGCTAGAGCCCACCATCTCCTCGGCAAAGTCCACAGCCTTGAGGGTGTCGCCGTAGTACACCGATGCCTTCACGATGTACTGCAGAGGTCGGAGTGTGCTTGGATCGCGAACAATGTCCACGATTTCTGTAATGATGCGGAGATCAGCGTGGTCAGAGTGAGCTCGCTGTAATCTTTCCGCGACTGTCTCGTATGCGTTTAGATCAAACGCCATGATGTGCCTTCTTTCTGTATGGGGCGCATCGCGCCCAGGGTCAGGTCAGACTTTAGGGGACACCACCGACAGATGGAAGTACCGCCACGCCCCCGATGTAATGAGTGGCATACTCAGGGGTCAGGGGGTGGGCTATGTCAGCCAGAGTACATATCAGTCTGTTCAACCTAATCGTGGAGGTTGAGTCAGACTTCAAATATCCAGATCAGATGCAGGATATGAGCAATAGAGCTATGGGTCTGTTTCAGGGTGCGATTGAGTTTTGCAAGTCAAACAATCTAGATATCCGCACAGACGATGTAGATGACTTTATAGATGAGGAAGATGCCTGATGTGCCTCGCCTGTGGCGACTGCACTAGAGAACATCCCTACTCTGTAGATGACTCCATAGACTCGTTAGAGGCTACCAATCTACTGATGAGCCAGTCCACCACCGGCACAGCCACCGCGTTGCCGAGCTGTTTGTAGCGATGGCTATCAGCCTGTCCCTCAGTCCATCCATCAGGGAAGCCCTGTAGTCGCTCACACTCTGTAGGAGTCAGTCGTCTGACAGTAGATGTAAATAGTGTCTGAAAGTTAGAAGTGCGCAGCGAGAACGAGGTGTCAGATACCAACGGCCCCTTACCGCCTCCAGGCTTGCCCTCTCGATCCTGTAGCACCATAGGTTCTTCCATATGCACCACTCCCATCTTGTCCATGTCTGTTCCTGATCTCAGAGTCTGCGCGATATCGCTAGTCGTCTGGTTGTAGGTATCAAATGTCTGAGCTACGAATAACTGAGCATGATGACTCTGTACTGATGGCTGATGCGCCTGTAGTGCTAGAGCTGTATCTGTAGGTGTAGCTGAGAAAGTATCGGCCTGAGCATCCTCTCGTATCGAGTAGGCGACTGTCTCATCTTCGCCCTCCTGATAGACCATCGGCATATTGTTCCCACCTGTTCCCATACGCGCCTGTAGCGTGTTGATTTTGTCATCCTGGATGCGTATGTCATCCACTCGATTGCCATAGAAAACGATGACAGTAGCTCGTGTCTCGTGTGCGTTATCGAATACATTCAAGGTAGGTACTACCCCCCCCATCGCCCATGACTCGTTATCCTCAACAGTCTGAGCCCGTCTAGTCTTGACTGCCCACAGTAGGTTCATCTATCAACACCATCTGCATCCTGCCCTTATCAGGCATCCGTTGTTCGTTCGAGGTGGTAGTCAGAGATTGTGCCGTTGTTGATCCATCCCACCATGTCATCGTGTCATGCGCTCGCGATGCGTTGAGTGATGGGCTCACTTCTCCGGTGGGGAAATCGTAGAGCTCGAAGTTTCCAGCCCTGCTACCTGCTCCAACGCTGTCTGTAGCTGAGTCGGTAGGGTCTTGCCCCTTCTTCCTGCTCGGCGGAGTATCCCCTGCGCTGCCTTCGGCGAGATCGAGTACTTCTGCAGGTGTTCTCCAGTCGTCTCCAGCACATCCGACAATGAAGATTCTGCGCCGTCTTTGGGGGACTCCGAAGTATTGAGCATCAAGCACACGCCACGCGATGCTATACCCCCTTTCAGCCAACGCCCCGATGACGACTCCCATATCCCTTCCTCCACTAGATGTGAGCAGACCAGGGACATTCTCAAGGATGAAATACCGCGCTTGCGTTTCATCAAGGAGTCTGCAGATTTCCCAGAAAAGTCCAGACCTAGCTCCTGCGAGCCCTGCTCGTTTCCCTGCCACAGACAAGTCTTGGCATGGAAATCCTCCAACGATGACTCCGTTCTGCGGAGTAAATCCTGCGCTAATGAGTTGCTCACCTGATACCTCCTGGATATCACCTAGTATCTGACTGTTTGGGAACTGTTTGCGCAGTACACCCTGCGCGTGTTTATCTATCTCGACTGATGCTACGACCTTGACCCCATTACGCTCTAGAGCTAGATCAAAGCCTCCGATACCTGCGAACAGGGATACTGCGGTCATCTGTGTCATAACGCCTCCTCTAGCGACCTACCCTAGTCCAGCCAGACCTTATATCCAGCCGTCACACGCCCTTTCACAGGGTCTATGAAATGTAGTCGCTGTGATGGAGTAGCTGAGGCTGCGAGCATAATCCCTGCATACCTGTTGTCACTCTCTGTCGATCCTGTTTGATACACCGCACCCTGCCCATTAGCCATCGGCCACTCTGCGTGTGTGTGATAGTGACCTACATAGACATCGCGAAACTCAAAGGGTAGAGAGCCTGATCTCCATCTATTCATATGCTGGACTATAGCTCCTGGGCTTGCGTACCCATTGCGACCTATCTCATCTCCATGTATGAGGATGGCTCGGTAGTTTCCGATGATGACCTTCTGCCAGTCCTCTGGACACTCCTGCCATGTCAGGCGTTTCTCACCCTGCAGTAGCTGACGAGCGAGCTCGTAGCACATCCGGTCAAAGTTATCGGATCGAGGCACATTGTCACGCTTTGATCCTATGCGCCCATGATTACCCCACTCAGGTATGACTGTCACTTTCTCATAGTGGGCGAGCGCATATCGGACTACATCTACACACAGTCTAGAAACAGTCACATACTGCTCAAACAGGGTCGCATCTATCTCAAATGCCTGGGTAGGGAAGTTGAATAGTCCCTCGACCATATCTCCACCGAACAGGATGGCACAGTCCTTCACAGGATGGTCTGCCCTCTGTATCTCTGTGATGCGCACAGCTCGCTCGGCAAACTGCATGACTCTCTGCCGCATCACCTCTGAGTCATAGCTCGTGGTGCGCTTTGCCCCCTGCCAGTCGGTCATATGCCATAGGGCTACCTCTACCTTTGTCTTGCGCTTATCCACCGGCGGAGGTGTCACATTTGCGACAGGCCCGAAGGTCAGCATCGCATCATAGGCAGACTGATGGGTCGCCTCTACTAGGTCGTCTGTCTTTGTTTTCGCTTTCAGTAGCTGTTTCTGCATTCTAAATATCACAGATCGTAGCTCTTTTACATCAGAGGACTCGATCCCCTCCGGCAGGTTGTTGAGTTGATCCTCTAGGCTCATCGCGTAGCTATATCTTTCCCATGAGCTATGTAGCCCTCTTTATCTAGCCAGCTATCCTCATGCTCAGGATTACGCATTAGCCTGACTGTTTTCAGAGCATCCATCATCAGAGCTACCTGATAGGCAGGGATGTCAGGGATATCTAGGAGAGCACCCCACACTCTGCCGATTTTCTCAAAGTTCTCACCGGCATCGCCATACTGAGCCTCGCGTATCGCAAGTATCGTCTCTACTTTGGACATGCACACTCGCCCTTACGATGAGCCCTAAAACTATCTTGAGATGTTTTGTGACCCTCCTGTCTGAGTGCCTTGACTATCAGGCTGACAGGTATGCCTCTCTCCCACGCTTTATCTATGGCTTTCTGATCCTCTTTGGATAACGAGAGATACAGATTCATATATGCGCATCCGTTTGATTTTCTACTGCGCTTGGCGAACTCGTCTAGTGTGTCTGATAACGCCATATCCCACCTCCGCACATACCCTAACACATACTCTCAAGTACTACTTGATACCGATAGGGGTCAGATTTTGTGTCCGACCCCTTCGGCGTTTCCCAATGGAGGTAGGGAAGTCTATGCCTTCTTTTTGCGTGACTTCTTTGCAAGTTTGTCGAGCTCTAGATCGACTACATCAGCGATGCGCCCGAATACAGGATCAGTCTTGTCAATGCCGCGAATAGCAGGGCCAACGATGGCTGCTGCGGTTGCGAAACCGAGAGCCTTGATATCAGTCACTCCT